TGCAGCGCACGGCGTCAACACTCAGGTCCGCAACAACCCGATCTTCCCCCGTGATCAGATTAAGCGTGCGTTGAATGAGACCATCCGCGCTATCGATCTTCGTGCGATGGCTTCGCACGAGTTTGATTTCGATGGAACGACGTATGCGTATGCGTTACCTACCGATTTTCAGGACGTGACGGGTGTTGCGTGGGACGCACCAGACACGACTGAGGTGTGGCCTCTGATTAAGCGTTACCGCATCGACCGGAACTTCCGCGTCACTGGTGACGCTTCCACTGTTCGTTCGGCGATTGTGTTGAACGAGTTCCCAACTCCGGGCAGGACGGTGCGTGTGCAGTACGCGAAGTATCCGACGGAGTTGTCAACGACGGCGGATGATTTCGTCACGGTGACTGGTCTCCCGGCGAGCGCGGAGGATGTCATCCGCTTGGGCGCGATGTGGCGTCTGATTTCTACTGTTGATCCGGGCAAGGTTGTTGCCCGGACTCCGGCTGCTGATCTGGTCGATTCGCCTGTCCCGACGGGTGAGTCCACTTCGGTTGCCCGTTACTTGTACCAGTTGTTCACGGTTCGCCTGAATGAGGAGAAGGCGAAGCAGCAGGACAACTACATGTCGATCATTCAATACGCGAGGTAGCGCATGGCAACTCCTGCTCGGTATTACTCATCCACTGCGGTCACGACGACGTTGTCGTCGTCGATTGGTGCTGGTGACACTCAGATCACGGTCGCTTCATCGAGCGGCTTCCCGTCAAGTTATCCATTCACACTGATCTTGGAGAAGGACTCAGCCAACGAAGAGATTGTCACCGTTACTGGTGTGGTTGGTTCAGCCTTCACGGTCACCCGTGGTGTTGACGGTACGTCAGCTCGGACGCACTCTGCTGGCACGTCGGTTGAGCATGGTGTGTCTGCGCTTGACTTTACTGACTTTCGCAGCCATCAGGCTGCGGCAGCCAATGTTCACGACATTGGTGCGTCGGCGAGCGTTGTTGGAACTGACACTACGCAGACCCTGACGAATAAGACTCTGACTAGCCCGACGATTAATGGTGCGACTGTTTCTGGAACGGTGACGGGTGGCACGTTGTCGGGGCAGACGATCACGAGCGGCACGCTGGGTTCTGATTTGGCTGCTGGCAGTAACAAGATCACGGGTCTTGCTGATCCGTCGAACGCGCAGGATGCGGCGACGAAGAATTTCGTTGAGACTGGTGTTACGTCGCAGGTTGTGGCGGCTACGGCGCAGGCTACTGCGGCTGCTTCTTCTGCTTCGGCGGCTGCCGCTAGTGAGAGTGCTGCGGCTACGAGCGAGTCTAATGCTGGTACGTCGGAGACTAATGCTGCTGCGAGTGCTGTGGCTGCGGCTGCTTCTGAGTCTGCGGCTGCTACGTCGGAGTCGAATGCGGCTACGAGTGCAAGCAATGCTGCGTCTAGTGCGTCTGCTGCTTCCACGAGTGCTAGTAATGCTGCTGCTTCGGAGTCGGCTGCTGCCGCCTCTGCGAGTGCGGCATCGACTTCTGCATCGAATGCTTCAACGTCGGAAACCAATGCGGCTGCGTCGGCTGTTTCGGCAGCGAACTCTGCGGCTTCTGCCGCTACCGCGTTGGATAATTTCGATGATCGGTATCTCGGCCAGAAAAGTTCGGACCCATCGACCGACAACGATGGGGATGCACTAATCACGGGCGCGTTGTATTTCAATACGACCGATAGTGAGATGAAGGTGTATGACGGCAGCTCGTGGCTTACTGCCTCGGCTGCTTCGGTGGCGTCGATTGTCACCTACGAGTACACGGCTACCGCAAGCCAGACGGTTTTCTCGGGTGCTGACGATAACGCCGTGTCTATGTCGTTTACAGCTGGCTTGTTGCAGGTGTTCTTAAACGGTGTGCTGCTCAGCCCCGGTGATGACTACACGACTAGCACGAACACGGTGACGCTCGCTAGTGGTGCGGCGTTGAACGATGTGTTGGTGGTGGTGGCGTTCGCTTCGTTCAATGTCGCTGACACGTACACGCAAGCCCAAGCCGATGCGTTGTTCATTGAAGATCCTGCGTCGAAGTCTGCGGATCAGGTGTTGTCGTATGACGGTTCCGGTTGGGTGGCTGCTGATGCTGCTGCTGGTGCTACGGGTGCTGGTGGCGACAAGGTGTTTTGGGAGAACGGTCAGTCGGTCACGACTGACTATTCGATTACGTCGGGGCAGAACGCTGGCACGTTCGGGCCGGTGTCGATTAATTCTGGTGTCACGGTCACGGTCAATTCTGGTTCAGTTTGGGTGGTTGTCTGATGGGTTCTGTTCGGCTTTATGGAGCGACTTCCGGCTATTTGGAGTTGCAGGCTCCTGACGTTAGTCCTGATGCGGCGTTGGTGTTGCCGTCTGATTCGTTGAAGTCGGGTCTGGTGCATTTGCACACGGAGACATTCTCGGCTAAGTCGTCGGTGAGTGTTGATGATGTGTTTACTGCGGAGTACGACAACTATCGGGTGCTCATTGAACTTGAGGCTTCTACTACGGCAGTGCTAAATATGCGTCTGCGCTCTAGTGGTGTTGACAATTCCGCATCAATCTATAACCGCTATTCTATTTACTCCGCCTACAATTCAACTGTCGCCGCTGAAGCACCTATCTCTCAAGCCGCGTGGATCGGTTGGAACTGCGGAGCAACAAACTGTGTATTCAATTACGATCTTTTTGCGCCTGCAAAAAACGCTTATTCAATAATGCGTGGATTCCATAAGGGCGTTAGTGCATATGCTCAAACGACCAACACCACATCTGTCACGACCGCATTTGACGGGTTTTCGCTGTTGATCGGATCAGGAACTATCACCGGCACTATCCGCGTCAACGGCTACCGCAACTCATAACAACCCAAGTCCCCCCATCATTGGAAGGAAACAAAAAAAATGGCTGATGTTCTGATCGTGAACGCTAAGACTGGCGAACGTATCGAACGTGACTTCACGCCGGAGGAACTGCGCCAGCGTGAGGCTGACGCTGCTGTGGAAGCGGAGCGTGTCGCTGCGGAGCAGGCTGCCGTCGAAGCGACTGCTGCTGCGAAGGCGAGTGCTGTTGCGAAGTTGGCTGCTCTTGGACTGTCGGAGTCTGAGGTTGCGGCGATTGTGGGTGCGTAATGCCGCTTGAACTTTCGGGTGATATTGCGGGGTTGGGGAAGATCGTTCAGATTGTCAGGGCGACGGACACGACTAATCGGAGTACGACAAACAATTCGTGGGTTGATGCCGACATTAGTGTCACAATCACTCCCATCAAATCAACGTCGGCACTGATTCTCATTTACACATCTTTGGCGGGTGGTTCGTCTGGCACTCGCGTCGAACTACAACTAACAGATGCTAGCGATAATCCGTTAAGTGGAGCAGAGCGAGCCGACGACAGAGATGCGACTGGTTACCTAACCGTTTTTGGCTATGCCACTCCTGCCACCACATCTGCAACTACTTACAAAGCCCGATTTAGAAATGTCACCGGTGGCACTAGCACTATCTACAACGCAACTACAACCGGCCAACTGTTTGCGATTGAGGTGGCGGCATGAGTACGTTGAAAACGACGAACATTCAACACCCTTCCGCCGGGTCGCCTGCTGTTGAGTTGACGGCTGCTGGTGGGTTGTGGCTTGGCGGCGGGAAGGTTCTTCAGGTTGTAAACTTTTCTACGACTACGAACTTTACCACCACATCATCTTCATTCGTTGATACAAATCTGACGAGCAGCATTACACCATCAAAGGCTACAAGCAAAGTTTTAGTAGTAGCGTCATTCTCCTCATACGCGCAAAGCAGCGCAAATTCGCAAGCCACGTTCACTATTGTTAGAGGAGTAACAAATCTAGGTGATGCAACGTGGGGTTTTCGTGGAGTCACGGCAACCGCCGGAAACGACCAACACGCAATCTCAACCATTATTTATTTAGACTCGCCTGCTACGACATCAAGCACTACATACAAGGTGCAGGCCAGAAATCAAACATCAGGGATTATCACTGGCGTAGGCGTGAATAACGCACCACAAACACTTCTGCTGATTGAGGTTAGCGCATGATTACAACAGCACAAGCAGTAGCGAGTTTGCGTCCCGGCGCAGAGTGGACGATGAACGGCGACGACGTAGAAGGCATCATCTGGCACACCGAAGGTGTGCAGCCTCTCACTACCGCTGAGGTTGAGGCTGAGGTTGCACGCTTGGAGCAGGAGGCTGCTGGTAAGGCTGCCGCTGAGCAGGCTGCTCGTCAGGCAGCGGTCGATCATGCGAAGTCGCTTGGTTTTACTGACGAGATGATCGCTGTGATGTATCCGGCATTGGCCCTGTGACTTGTCCCGTAGTCCACGTTTGATTGATTCGCTAGGAGTTTTCATATGACACGTTCCCGTGATACGGCTGACATTGTTGAGGATGTGAGCGTCGAATTAGCATCCAAGGCGAACAAGACGGTCGGAACGACCGAGCCTGCTTCGCCTGCGTCTGGTGATATGTGGTTCGACACAAACACAACTCCACCTACCGCGAAGTTCTACGACGGAACGACGTTCCAAACTTTTAATCCAGCCACCCCCTCTTCGGTTGAATATCTGGTGATTGCGGGTGGCGGTAGCGGAGGATACGGATTCGGCGCTGGCGGTGGCGCTGGCGGGTATAGGTCGTCTGTGTCAGGTGAAAGTTCTGGTGGTGGCGCATCTGCTGAGAGCGCATTTTCCGTATCTTCCAATACTTCGTACACGGTAACGGTCGGTGCGGGTGGTGCTACGAAAAGCGTAGCGGGTCTTGGTAATGCTGGTTCTAACAGCGTTTTTGCAACCATCACAGCAACTGGTGGTGGTGGTGGTGGGTTCTATAACAGCGCTGGCGCTACTGGTGGTTCAGGTGGTGGTGGTGGACCGGGTTCGCCGACTGGGAAAAGTGGTGGCTCTGGAACCTCTAATCAAGGACGGGATGGTGGTACTGGATCAAGTAGTGCTGGTGGCTTGAACGCTGAACTTTGGGGCGGCGGCGGTGGCGGCGCGAATACTGTTGGTGGTAACGGTTCTATTTCTGCTGCTGGTGCTGGTGGTACGGGTGTATCCAGTAGCATCACGGGAAGCGCCGTTACTCGCGGTGTAGGCGGCGCTGGTGGTGGCGGTCCAACTGCATTTAATGGAACTGCTGGCACTGTTAATAGGGGTAACGGTGGTCAAGGAGGTGGCCTCAATACTGGTAACGGTGGCGCTGGTGGCTCTGGTGTTGTCATCATTCGACAAGCACTTTCTAGTGGAAAACTACTTGCAACAACGACGGGTTCACCGACAGTTAACGTGACTGCCACACACATAATTTACACTTTCAATGCTTCTGGAACGATTGAGTGGGCAGCCTGATGGGACATTTTGCGGAAATCCAAAATGACATAGTTACTCAGGTCATTGTTGTATCTAACGATGTGCTTGGTGAAAGCACTCTGTCGTTTCCTGACACAGAAGGTGCTGGTCGTGCGTTCATCGCTAACACTCTTGGCCTGCCGGGTGAGTGGAGGCAAACCTCGTTCAACGGAAACTTCCGTGGCAGGTTCGCTGGCATCGGCTACCGCTACGACAAGGAACTTGACGAGTTCATTGAACCGGAGCCTGAGGCTCCTGAGTTGTAGCAGGGACTACCCGGTAAGTCCCACAATCGAATAACCGCAAGCATTCTCACAGCCCCCGATATGGGGGCTTACTCATGTCTGAAGGAAACCAATGCCCGACTGGATCGACACACCTAACGAACTTATGGCAGTCCTCTCCATCCTCGGAGTGGTTGTCGCCGTGATCGTGTTTCTTGTGGACTCCAGCGTCAATCGCATGTACCGCGAACTCAAGCCTAATGGTGGAGCAAGCCTGCGCGACGCTGTTGATCGTCAGGCGGTGGCATTAGACCGGATAGAGAAGAAGATCGACGGCCACATTCAGTGGCATTTGGAGGACGACAAGTGAACTCGTGGAAAGACTTCATGGCGTTCCTCAACGACCACCCTCTCGGGGTGGCGTTGAAGGTATTCGCCGCGACCGCATTGACGTATGTAGTGGACAACATCGCTGGCTTCGGGCTGCCGACGATCCTCGTCGTCGCTGTGCCGCCAGCTCTTGTCGTGCTGGTTGATTACTTGAACGGCGAGAATCCAAGGTTCGGTCGCGTCGATGGCTAAGTTGGTTGCTGGCGGGGTTGTTCTCCGCAATCAGATCAATGGCCGTTGGGCGGGGCGCGATAAGCGCAGCGATGGTTGGATCGCCGATTCGAACCACAGTCGCACAAGTGACCACGCTCCCGACAAGAACGGCTGGGTTCACGCCATCGACATCGACGAGAACATGGGTAAAGGCAAGTGGCGCAACGGTCGTGCGGCACGCAAGTTAGCGGACCAGTTGCGGCTGTACGCCGCTTCGGATCTGCCCGGTGCGGACCGACTCAAATACATCGTTCATGAAAACAAGTTGGCAAGCGGAACGTATCGCCGAACTTGGTGGAAGTGGCGGCCCGGTAACTGGGGCCACGAGTACCACATTCATGTCTCGTTCACGTCGAAGGCGAAGAAGGACGACCGAATCTTTCCGCTGCCGATCCTGACGAAGGATCGGAAGTTGAAGAAGTTGTGGTGGGAACAGCTCCGTGGCTAAGAAGTTCAAGACTGCTGCGTGGACTCGCTCGGAGGGACAAGACCCCGAGGGTGGCTTGAACGCTAAGGGTCGCGCTTCGCTACGCGCTCAAGGTAAAGACATCAAAGCACCGCAACCGGGCGGAGGCCCGCGTAAGCGGTCCTACTGCGCTCGCAGTGCAGGTCAGATGAAGAAGTTCCCTAAGGCTGCGAAAGATCCGAACTCTCGTTTGCGTAAGGCTCGACGGAAGTGGAAGTGCTAGGTGGCTGAGAACAAGGCTGTTGTTAATGACCTGCCGTATGCGCTGGGTCAGGACATCATTGATCGGCTTGCCCGTTATGACCGCAGCGGTTTCGCTGCGGACTATGCGATAGGTAATCAGCCGTGGCTGTCGGCGGCATCAGATGCCGCCGCCATTTCTCGTGTGACAACGCAGTACCAGAAAGAGCGCGTCGATCAGGAAGCTGCTGCTGGTGAGAACTCGCTATCGAACTGGTGGCTTCGGTCTGCCACATCGTGGCATCGCGGCTCCGGTGCGGAGTTTTATGACGCTGACGAGGCGGACTTGTACCGCTACCGGGAGTCGGCGAACGTTGACGTGTGGACGCAGGGTCAGATCAGCCTGTTGAAAGACACTACCGAGGTCGCCGCTCATGGCGGCTCCTCCGCGCAGACGTGCGCTTTGGGTGCATGGTTCATTGATTCGGG